GCCATAAACTGGTCGTGAGTCATGCGGGGTGCGCCAAGCAAGTCACCTAATCCACGCTCTTGTATCTCAGTTTGCTTGATGCCGGGTATCCCCATCAGTTCCTTCATGAACTCGGCACCAGTCCCAACCTTGCGCCTCAGTAGGCCAGCGGCTCTGTCAATAGAGGAGTGAAAGGGCTTGCCCTCTCCGACCAGCTTCTTCATAGTGAGCGTTCCTCAATGTCTAAGTGGTGTGCGTGGGTGACCTTGCCACCATGTGAGTACAGCGAGCGTTTGCCATACACGGGATTCTTTGCCAGCACCAGTGGGCCGATCTGAACGACGTGCTCAGAATGCGTGATGGGCTTCATGGTCTCGCGGTCATAGAAGTCACCATGGCGGCGCGGGTCGTATCCCACTTGACGGTAGTCAGGATGGTTCAGGTACTTCTGCATGTGCTTGACGGCTTTGTCTTCGTCAATGTGCTCAAGCTCACCCTTGATCTTGGCAAACGGTGTCTTGTTCTGCTCGCCAGTGGCAACCCGGATTGCTTTGCTTGGGGAGCCCTCAAAGGTTGCATTGCGTACTGAGGACACCGAGCCGTATGAGGTAGGGAACTTGTCCTGACCACCCGACTCGTCATGGATTGAGTTCACCCACACACCGTGGCGCTCGTATGCCGGGATGTCCAAGCGTAGTCCAACACGGTGCCCAGCAGGCCAATTGTTGTGTGACTTCCAATTCTGCTTCTGCCTGTCAATCAGTACGTCCATTGCTTGCTCGTCAGTGGCAGGCTTGGGAATGAAGTTGTACGCCTTCACAGGCTTTTCTTTTGCCACCACCTTGGCATAGGCGGCTTGCTTCATCTTGCCATCAGCCAGTGCCCGTGCGGCGGCTTCTATGTTGGGGTTGCGACGGCTGGCCGCATCATCAAAGACAGTAGGACGCACCTCGACCTTGCCACCCTTGTCTTTGTGGATCACCTTGCGGGAGATGATGCCGTGACCTACGTCATGTTCCTTCTCGTACCGCTCTGCATTGTGCAATGGATACAAGTGCTTGGTCTCTGTGTTGATGTCGAACTGTGACCCAGCAGGCACCAAGTGGTGGCCCTCCATCTCTCGGAATCTTTTTCTGTCCACGACTACGGGCTCTCCAATCGTCACCTCACCAATGGCTTTGGCCGGGCCTTCACCAGTCCTGACAATAGCCACACGCTTGCCTACGTAGGGGCGTAAGGTGTCACTGTTGCGTGACTCGTATGTCTTGTGGCCGTCCACAATCAGGTCGGCATAGCTGAGGTCTGCCTTGCGGTCGGATGCCACGTTGATGCCCATCACCGATCCACCCTTGGCCTTCTTATCAGTAGGCAGTGACACGCCTTTGCCTGCCGTCTTTTCCATGTTGGCAATACCTTGCATGCGCTGATTGAACTGCAACCCGGCAGGCTTAAACATTTCTTTTAGGCGCTGTAGTTCAACAAGTTGCGCTGGTGTTAAAGGCATATCAACCTCAAAAGGGAATTGCCCAGATTATGCCTTCGCAGGGCAGTCAGAGCAACGTCCATCACTCTGGCAGATAGCCAGACTCTCGCAACTCTTTTTCTCTGCGCCACCTGATCCACTCGCGCAACTGCTGGATGGCCTGTTGCTCGTTAATCTCTGCACGAGCACTGGTAAGGACTTCAAACCTGTTGGCGCACACTGTAGTTCGGACTCCGTCAGTCTGAACGATCTTAGAGTAATCCTCGCCTGTTTCAATGAGTATGTAGTCGTCATGTGCCATTTCTCCTCCTTTGGTTTGTGATTCGTAGTCTGACTACGCTTTTGTCAGACACCATACGGATTCTCGCGTCCCCGCATGTTATATATCTCAGCGTCTGTGATGTCTTCTTGCTCCAAGTCTTCCCGTGGCGGTGCGTCGATGCTGATCCAGCCAGCGTCGCGCAGATACCGTAGTCCTTGGCTGATGCAGTCCACGAACTCATCATGCACCGTGCCATCAGGGAATGAGCATATCTGACTGACCATGCCTTCAGCCCAGTCACGCACGAACCCTTTGCGTTTGCCCGACTCTGGCACCCATACCCGGCCTGCCTTGATGATGTTCGCCACGATGGACAGCCGCTGTACCTTGTCAGCCCGTCCGGGGTTGTAGGCGATCACAGGCAGGTGCGCCTGCTGTAAGTCTTGTATAAGACTTATGCCTGCGCTCTTGTCTTCCACAAGGATCACGTCCACCAGCTTCTTACCCTTGCCTTCACCGTACACCGTTTCAAACTCGTCAATGACCTTGGGGCGCAGTTGCGGGTATTGCAGGTGGTCTTGCCAGCAGTCGAGGATCATGACGCACATGCCACCATCTATAGGCTTGAACACGCCCAGCGTGATGCACCCGGTCGGGTCGTTGATGGTCTTGTCACTGGTGGCGCAGTCATAGCTCTGGAGGATGTACTCCAGCTTGGGGAAGGGCTTGCCGTCCGGCCACAGCCTGAACCAGTCCCGCTTGACGATGCCGCCCTCCTCAGGATCGATGATCTCAGCGTGAATCTCCTGCCGCCCGAGGTTGGTGCCCTCATATTGGAGAATCTGCTTCCGGAACGATGGGGCCAAGTTCTTGATGTTGCTGTACGTGCTGGCGCGGGTAATGGTTACGTCGTCACCTTCACGCTCTATCAACTCCAGCACCACGTCCTTGGGCTTGGGCGTAGTCGAGCAGATCAGCTTGGTGCGTGTGCCCAGCCTGATACCGAACTGGATCATGTCCCATGAGTCACGCAGGTATTCCCATGCGGCCAACTCATCCAGCCAGCCACCGTGGAACTGTGGCCCACGGAACCGCTCGGGCTCCGATGCCGGGATACCCTTGATCAGGCTCCCATTGATCAGCGTGATCTCATGCAGGCTGGAGTTGTACTTCTCAATGATGGCCGGAGGAATGACCTTTAACAGGCCGGACTCACCCTCAAAGCAGGTGCTCTTCAAGTCTCCACTGGTCGGAGCGGATACCAGCCACCGGGTGCCTGCCTGCTCCCACGCCCACCATCCAAGCGTCTCTGCCGCCGCTCTGGTCTTTCCCGCTCCCCTCCCCGCAAGGAGTAACCAAACATTCCACCAATCACCCTCAGGCTCTATCTGGTGCTTGAGCGCCTGCATCTTCAGCCACTTCATCTGCCAATTGATGGTGGCCTGCTCGACAGGGGAAAGCTTCGCAAACTCGGTCTGAAGATATACCTCGTCGTCGAGGATGGCTTCAGCAACGCTCATTCGCCTGCCTGTCGGCTCATCTTGATGGACTTCAGCAGTTCACCGAACACGCTTACGTTGTGCTCTATCACCACCGGGTTGGTGTCACTGCCTGAGTGCTCCAACCGCGCCAGCTTAGGTATGTGGTACTCGACTACGCTTTGGAACATATCAAATGCCTTAGCTGGGTTTGGTGGCACGACGTACTTCTCCAGTATGTCGCCGCCTTCGGTCTGCTCAATCACTTTGATTCCGTTAGCTACCTGATCAAGCCACTCAGTGAGCCTGTAGGCGTTTCCATCCACAAATGATGCTATGGCCTGCCTTGCATCTGAAGTGGCCTTGTTTGGGCTCCCTGCTGGCCTCCCTGCGCCTTTATTTGCTGTTGCCATAGTCCCTCCCAATAGATTTGAATTGTTTATTCAATAATTGAGGTATTTTGTTTTCATCGGTCATATTCCAGTCCTTTGTCGCGCAGTCGTTTCAGCGCATAGGTCTGAAGTGTACATCTTCATTCTGTGGCTTGTGAAGGGTTAAAGTGTTTTGTCAGGATGTCTGCCCAGATGTTGTCGCGCCTCTCGTTCTTGCTGTCTTGCCATGCCTGTTGTTCTTCCACTGTGAATGGTTCAAGTGTCAGGTCGGGCTTTAGCCTGTGCCACCACAACTTTCCATCTTTTTCGCCCAGCACCATCATTCTGTTCCCACTGGCACGTCACGCCACTCGCCCTTTTCGGATGATCCCCATCCGCTCTCCCACCATTGCTGGAGGATACGAATCAGTTTGTGGTCGCCATTGATGTCTACTTGGCGCTCGATGAATCTCAGTTTTGCTGTCGGTTTCATTGTTTTTTCCCTTCTTTAAATCCACGTTGATATTCTTTTTCCAGACGCTGTTTGAACATCTCTCCCACCCATGTCATAAGAGCAATTGCGCTTTCCTCGGCATTACCCTCAAATGCCAGTCCGGGGCCGTTGAAGTCCAACACACCAACCTCTTCTCCATTTGCGTTGTGAAAGATGATGTTGTAGCTTGGCTTTGGTGCCGTAAAACTAAATGTGTTTGGCATGTAATGTTGTTGGCATTCTGGGCCTTCACTCATGATTTGCTCTCCTTCTGTAGTCTGTCAATCAA